ACATGTTGAGATTAAACCGGAAGAGGTTATTACAGAAAAAAGATATGTTAGATTTATGAGCTTTATAAGGAGAGAAACATGATATTTTTTTATAAAACAAGAAATGTAAAGTCACCAGAGAGATCTGGTAGAAATGCAGGATATGATTTTTTTATTCCTGATGATTGGTATGATTATTATAAATTATCACCTAATGAAAGTGTATTAATTCCTTCTGGTATTAAAGTTACTTTACCAAAAAATACTTGTTTTGTTGCATTTAATAAAAGTGGAATTGCAACTAAATATAATTTACAAGTAGGCGCTTGTGTTGTAGATGAAAACTATAAAGGTGAAATACATTTACATTTAACTAATATTGGTAATAAAAGTATTAAATTAGAAAAAAGTCAAAAGATCTTACAATTTATATTAATTAATCAAGCGTATCATGAGTTACAAGAAGTAAAATCACATGCACTTTGGGAAACAAAAGAAGATGATGAGAGAGGAGATAAAGGTTTTGGCAGCACAGGAGAATAAATCAATTTTACAAATAGCTCATGAAATAGTACATGAGAGAAGACAAGAAAAAGAAAGACAATACGGACCATTTGAAGAAGGAATGGAAAAGACTGCAAAAATTGCAAGTCTTCTTACTAATAAAGATATTACAGCTAAAGATATATATTTAATATTAACATCTTTAAAACTATCAAGAGAAAGTTATAATCACAAGGAAGATAACTTATTAGATGCTGTTGCATACATCGGTGCATTAAATAAGTATTTAAAAAATAAATGAAAACTGGAATTGTTGGAATATTAAATAATCCTGCTTGTTCTTTAAATTCACATAGCGCAGGTTGGAATATGATCGTAAGAGATTTATTAGATCCTAATGCCGATTTTTTAACAGAAAAAGAAACATGGGGATATTATGAAAGATTAATTATTTGCCATGGTCCAAATTATAAAGAAGGTAGTTACAATATTATTGGAGGTATACAAGACTCTACTATTGATAGGTGTAATAAGTTAAATAATTTTAATGGTAAAATAATGTCAATAGATAATTTTGATCCTAATGATTTTTATAAAAAACGTAATTTAGATCTAAAATTTACAAAGCAAATAGAAAAAATAACATTACCAAAAAAAGACAAAATAGTTTATGGAGATAGTCATAGTATTTCTGTTTGGCCAAATAGCAAATATGAAATAAATAGAAACGACGGTAAAACTTTACATGGTTTTTTAAAAAATCCAAAAAACTTTGAAAACTATAAAGATGTAATATTATATTTTGGTAATATTGATATAAGGTTTCATTTATGTAGACAACCTAATCCGTTAAGATCTGCCGTAGAACTATTTGAAAGATATATTGATTATGCAAAAAAATATAATGCAACAATTACACATTTATTACCAATAGAAAATGAAAATAGAAAAATACCTAAAAGCGGTCAATACAAAGGACAAAACTATTTTGGTACAAGAGAACAAAGGCAAACATTAGTTCATATAGTAAATGACTTAATGAATAAATCAGGATTAAATGTTATTAATTGGCCTGAAAAATGGTATGATGATATTGATTATTTTCAAAAAGAAGTAATGGAGCCAAAACAATCTGTACATTTAAGGCCAAAATATTATAAAAAAAATATTAAATCAGAACAAGTGAGTTTATTTTGAGTTTTGAAGTAATAGGTGAATTACAAGCAATGTTAGATGATTATCATGTAAAAAGCATGTATATGGAACATCATACTATTAAAAAAATACCATTTGAAGGTAGTTTAAAAAAAGCAGTTAATGATGATTTAATTTTTAATGTTCCTATTTATGATATGGGTAGTAGAAGATTTGCTGCTTTTTGTAGTTTCACTGAAGCTGTTTGGTATCAAGATAGTGATTATAAGGGAAATGGTCAATATTTAGAAAATGATATTAATGAGCCGTTAGATTGGTTTATGTTGTTTTATTTGTTTAGACTTTGTGGAAGTGGTATTAATTATGTTCCAAAAACTGGTTTATTTAATGATTTTTATGGTACACACGGCTTTGGTAATTTTTGGATTATTGATTCTATATTAATGGGAAGATATAGATGTACAGAATGGCTAGATGATCTAAGAGAAAGACAAATACCATTTACCGATAATAAAGGTTACTTATTGCCACAATTTAGCTATCCAGACATGAAATCGGGCCATTTAAAGCACTTTATATTAAAAGATAGTTGGAAACTAGTGGCAGCAATATTAGACTACTTAATGCAAAAACCAGAAAGAGCAGAGATCTACCAAGTAACAGATTTTGGAAATAAATGGTTGCAGGATAATGGATATAAGAGACAAAATTTTGTACTAACAGCTTTTGCTTGTGATCTAGCACAGTATTTTAACGACTTTGTAGATCCAAAAAGCAGATTATATGCAGGAACAAACGCAACTAAATGTATTAAAAGTATTTATCCAAAATTAGGTAAAGTTAAAGAATTTGATTACATTAATGACGTACTTCAATATCAGGCTGAAAGATATGGATTAAATCCAATGGACTGTGAAGACTCCCGCAATTGTGATATTATAAGATACTTACAAGAGTATCAATCAAAAGATCATATTGCGAAAAATGGAGGTAAAATAATGTTAAATAATTCAGTATTGAAAGATATTTGGGGACAAGAAAAGTATTATAAATTTGTGGAAACATTATAATGCATAATAATCACATTGTGGATGGAATAAATAAAGAGATAAATATGTTTTATCCAAATAAAGAATCATATTTAGATCTAACTAAAAATTTTAAATCAAAATTACCAGATGTAATTATTAAAGAGCACGAAGGAGTTAAAGTAGTTAGAGAAGACTTAACCTTAATAGGTGGTACAAAAACAAGAATTGGTGAATTTTATTTTAGTACTATAAAAAAAGATACTGTTGTATATGTAGCTCCTCGATTCGGTTTAGCGGCAGTAGCAATATTAGAACTTTGCAAGTTATACGATAAACAAGTCGTATTTTTTATGCCTGCTTGCAAAACAGTTAGTGACCATCAAGCTTATGTTATCAATCAAAAACCTCTTGATGTTAAATTCAAACGCATTGCTGCTATGCCGAATCTGAATAAAATTGCAAAAGAATATGCGGAGCAAAATAATTATGAGTTTATTCCATTTGGTTTAAATCACAGTTATGTAATAGCTGGCGCAGTAAGAATTTGTCAAAATATATTAGATAAATATAAGGAGCCAGAACAATTATGGTCTGCAGTTAGTACTGGAGTTTTAACTAGAGGCTTGCAAATAGGTTTTAAAAATGTCGAAATGCATGGAGTTGCAGTCGCTAGAAATATGAAAGCTGGAGAACTAGGTAGAACAAATATTATAAGTGAGCCTTTAGGATTTCATGCAAAAGAAAAACAATTACCACCATTTGACACTGTAGAAAACTATGATGCAAAAGTATGGAAATATGTACCAAAAAATACGGGTAAAGATATTTGGTTTTGGAATGTTGCAAAAGATGTAAATTGTCCAACACATTTTAGAAAAGATTTAGTAAATTCATATAGAGGTTGGAATGATTAAAGTAAAAAATATAGATAATGCAATTATTGAAGTATGTAAGAAATTATATCATACTGGAAATAAAGTTGCTCCAAGAGGATTTACGACATTAGAATTACAGAACTGTTTTATTGAAATGGACGCTAATGAATCACCAATAATAACACTTCCAGAAAGAAAATTAAGTAAAACATACTTAGCGGCGGAATTAGCTTGGTATAAATCTGGAGATCCAAAAATAGATTATATTAAAAAATATAGTACATTTTGGGAAGGATTAACAGATGAAAATGAAACGATAAATAGTAACTATGGAAAATTGGCCATGATAGATAAGTATAGTGGTATGAGCCAATTAGATTGGTGTATAGATCAATTAAAAGAAGATGAGTACACTCGTCAAGCAATTATTAATTATAATCAGCCTCAACATAAATATAAGAATAATAAAGACTTCGTGTGTACGATTGCACAGCAATTTATATTAAACAAAGATAATGAATTAGATAGTTTAGTAATGATGAGAAGTAATGATTTAATTTATGGTTTTAGCTATGATGTTCCATGGTTTAATTATTTACATAAACTTGTAGCAGAAAAAACACATTTAAAGGTTGGTAAATATAGACACTTTGCAACAAGTATGCATGTTTATAAACGACATTTTGACATGGTGGAAAAAATTGCGCTTAAATATTGATACCTATTTTATTGATATTGCTGAACGAGTAAAAGATAGATCTACTTGTTTAAGTCGCAAAGTAGGTTGTGTATTAGTAAAAAATAAGCAAATACTTGCAACAGGATATAACGGTTCAATTAGAGGACACGAGCATTGTAATAAGATAACATGCAAAAAAGGTTGTGATCAAACTATTCACGCAGAGATCAACGCAGTAATTAGTGCGGCTTATAATGGAGTAAATATAAGTAAATGCGATATATATACGACAACTAGTCCTTGCATAAACTGTCTGAAAGTTTTATTAAATTTAGATATAAGAAACATATATTACAAAGAGAAATATAAGACAAGATGGGAATATAA